CCGCTGCCCCAAAGGGTTTGAAAACTAATTGACCGCCTGTTTAGCAGTCTGTCCATAAAGCTTGCCATAACGACCTTACATAAAGAATTGAGGAACTAAAGGCTCTTCCTCTAGTCTACTAGCTGTAGCCCTGTCGAATGAAAGCACCGCCGCTACTGCTGCGTCAATGCGTCTGTTTGATGCTCTGTTCTCTTTCACGATTCTAGGCCCGAGGTTGTCAACCTTTACGACTGAGTTGCTTAGGTGTCGCGCTAGTAACGGGTTGCCATCATGTATCAGCTTGCCGTCAACTACCGCGTCATAGAACTTAGCGCAAGCCGGCACCATGCGTCTAGCGTTAGTCGATGGGTACTCAACGATTGGGTAGCCCTCTTCCATTAGCACTTGCATAGTGCGCTGCCAGCGGTAAGGGTCACAGGCAATCTCTTTGATGTTTGGGTTTGCTTTCACGAACTGCCGGATGGTTTCCTCGACCTCTAGTACATCTCCCCGCCAAGTGTCATCATGGATGTTCGGGTCTTTCTCCCAAGCTCCGACAATCCCAACCTGCGGGATCTCTTCGATTGTGGTGAAGGTAACAACCGTAGCATCGCCTGAGAAGGAACCGTCTAGGCCCATGATGTAATCCTTGCCCTCTATGGTTGTGTCACCAGCGCAAGCATCCCAAGCCCCTGTCGGTAGCCAACTAATCTGAGACGACACCCACTGGTTACAACGCTTAGTTCTAAACTCTGCTTCCGGCGTTCGCCTTACTGCCGAAACAAAATCATCAGCATCACAGATGTCACCGAAGCCGGGGTTAGCATCTTTCCAAGTCTCGGGCAGTCTGTGATCTGCATCGTCTAGCGCTTCCCACCACGCCATAAAGAATGTGTCATCTTGCACCTCGCCCGAGGCGACTCGCTTGCCGTAGTTGTAGAGGCTGTAAGCGATTGAGTCTTGACCGGTGGAGTCTGACTTGACCCCTGCGGTTGTGATGCTGATCAGCGTGCCTTGTCTGCCTCTAGCTCCCATAGCCAAAGACATAACGTCAAAGAGTTCTCTAGAGGGTTGAGCGTGTAGCTCGTCAAAGATTGTGGCGCTAGGGTTTAGCCCTTCTTTGGAATAAGCCTCTGCGCTTAGAACGCGGTACACGCTGCCTTCACTCGGCAGTTCGATAGCGTCTCGATAGAGCTTGGTCATAGCGGTTAGCTCGGGGCTGGCCTCAATCAATCGCTTAGCATCGGCGAATACGATTCGGGCTTGTTCCTTCTCGGCTGCCACGCTGTAAACCTCAGCACCCTTTGCGCCAAGGATCAGAGAGTAAACGCCAAAGAGCGAGCCGAGGGCCGACTTGCCGTTCTTGCGCGGCTGACCAATCAGTGAGATTCTGTTTCTGTAGCCGTCAGCATCGCCGGCGAACACGTGCCGGATTAGTTCCTTCTGCCAGGGTCTAAGTACGAGCGGTGTCCCTGCCTTGCCTGCTACGGAGTCCTTAGTAATAATTGCAAAGCGATCCGCAAAGCTAATAACAACTTCGCCCTCACCCTTTGCTAGTTCTAGCTTAGTAATTGGTGTTAGCCATCTAGGAGGCCAGTTATCCATTAGCTGCGCTTAGCTTTCATGGCGCGCAGACTTTCAATCTGTGAAGTTGCTCTTACTTCGGCGACACCTAGCCGCGACCTATCCGCCGGTGAGAATCCTAGAAGGGAAAGGTTACTAACTAGCTGCCGGTCTAATTCTCTTAGTCCTCTGCGCATTATGGGGTCGTCAGTTTGCATGACCTTGATTCTAAGATTCCAGCGTTCGTCTACCATTTCGCAAGTCATAAGCAATAGCTCGGAGTCGGTGTTTTGACTAATCCACGTTACGCCGTAGAGCCAAACTTTATCCCATAGCTCCTGACCGTATCTAAGCAAAGGTCTAGCAGGGGTTGGCGTCTCAAGCGCCGCTGGCATAATAACAATTTCCGAAAGCTTAGGCATTGCTCGCTTGCCTGGGTTGCCAAGTAACCGCTTCTGTTCTGCCGGCTTTGAAGGTCTACCGGCTGTCATTTATTAACTCGGCTTTCTCGCCGGTTGCTTTTTCTAGGCGCTCTAGAATAATGTCGACATACCTAGGATCAAGCTCAATGCCATAGCCAGTTTGACCAGCTCGGTGAGCTGCCAAAAGGGTTGAACCGCTACCAGCAAACACGTCTAGCACGTTTGCGCCCTTTTCAATAAATGAACTGCACCAATCCATTACTGGCGACGGCTTCATTGTGACGTGTTGCTTTTCCTCACCAGACCAGTGATGTGACAAAAGTCTGGTTTGCTTTCCCAGATTTGTCCATGCCATTTCACACTCGCTAAATGATACATTTGCCATTTTTTTATACCAAATTAGCCAGTGATTAGTTGGTGCTAACTGATCGGCAAAATAATTTCCGCCCCAAATTATAATCTTCGGCGCTAGGTCTAAAACCCAAGCGATAGAAGGCGCTTCGTCATCCCAATCTTCGCCTCTGTAAAAAGTCTTTTTACCATTACCCATACTTTGTTTATTAGCGCCGATGCCATACGGAGGATCTGTAATTACAGCGTCAAACGCTACCCCAAACCTTTTGACATTTTCGCTATCTAATGAGCTACCGCAAATAACCTTATGATTACCTACACGCCAATAATCACCCAAGCTGGCTCGCTGCGGGGCAGTATCAAATGATAAAGGCTCATCATTGTCACCATCTGGATTGATTGGTGGCTCTAAAGCTTTAAATCCAAAATCCTCGACAGCGAAACCAACCGCGTCTAGCTCAATCAGCTGGTCTGCCAAGACTTCAGGATTCCAGCTTGCAAGCTCCGCAGTGCGGTTGTCTGCTAAAGCAAACGCCTTGATTCGATCCGCATCCCAATCCGCCGGCACTCTGACAGCTTGTATCTCTGTCCAGCCAAGTTCTTTTGCGGCTGCCACTGTTCCGTTTCCGGCGGCTATGGTGTTGTCTTGTGTGATTACGATTGGCTTGCGTTGACCAAATTCTCTTAGGCTTCCTTGTATTGCCTTGAGGTTTGTGTCGTCGTGTGTTCGAGCGTTCTGCGGATCAGGAGTCAGAGTCGCTATCTTAATCGTTTCTAATTTCACAATGCCCTTTCAATGCTGTCGGCTAGGTCTAGTTTCTCCCACGTCATCTGCTCTTTACCAAAGTGTCCGTAGCAGGTTGTGTCGCTGAAGATTGGGTTTCTGAGGCTGAGGTTCTCAATGATCGCGCGGGGTCGCAGGTCAACCGCCTGAAGGATTGCGCTGGCAATCTTGTCGTCAGGCTCTTTGCCAGTTCCGAAGCTGTCCACGTAAAGCCCGACTGGGTCTGCCATGCCTATTGCGTACGCCACCTGAATCTCCACCTTGTCGGCTAGTCCCAGTGCCACGACGTTCTTGGCCACCCAGCGCATTGCGTAAGCTGCCGAGCGGTCTACCTTCGTCGCGTCCTTGCCGCTAAATGCGCCGCCGCCATGCCTCGCTGCTCCGCCGTACGTATCTGCGATTATCTTGCGCCCGGTCAGTCCGCTGTCTGCCATGACTCCGCCTATGGTAAAAGAGCCGCTGGGGTTAAACATAAACCTGTAATCTTGAGGCATTGAGTGTCGTATCAGAATTGGCTTGATAATAAATTGTCTGACTTCTTCACCGACGAGCTTCATGTCCCACTCTTTATCGTGCTGAGTGCTGACTAGAATTGTGTCCACCTTGGCGGGTGTCAGCCCGTTGTATTCGACGGTTACCTGCACCTTTGCGTCAGGTCTAAGGTTTTGGATCATCCGCGTCTTGCGAGCTTGTGAAAGCTCAAAGGCGATTTCGTTTGCGAGGGTGATTGGCAAAGGCATCAGTGTCTTTGTTTCGTTTACCGCGTAGCCATACATCATGCCCTGGTCGCCTGCTCCGGTTGTTTTATGGTCGTTTGACTCTGACACCGCTTTAGAGATTTCATGCGATTGCTCTATGACTGTCGGCATGACTGCGACAGTATCTTCTGGCAAACCGAGCAGGTGTGAATTGCCAATCCTGGCAAGTGCTGAGCGAGCTACGCTTCTAAAATCTATCCAGCCGTCTGTTGTCAGCTCGCCGCCGATGTGAATCAAGCCCGGCGTGACCATTGTTTCAATTGCTACCCTAGCGTTTGGGTTTTGCCTTAGTGCCTCGTCAAGGACTGCATCGCTTATCTGATCGGCAATTTTATCTGGGTGACCCTCAGTCACCGCCTCAGCAGTTACTAACCTTTTCATACATTCACGACCATGTAGTTGCCATTCCTTTTGTTTTGAACAGTTACGCCGGTTGGTAGCTTCTTCTTAAGCCGGTGGATTCTAACTCTGTCGCCGTCTTTGCTGGGCAATTTTACCGGTGATCGGCTGCTTAGCAATTGAGCCATGAATTCGGTTTCCCAGCCATTTAGTAAAACGGTCTCGCTGTTGCACTTAAGTTGTCCGTCTTGGAGTCGAAAGCTGTTGTCGTTTAGGGTCAGTTTAAACTCTGCGTCTTGAAACCAACCGTTAAGCGCCTTCGCGATTATCCCTAGCTGCTTCTCTGTAATTGGCTGGTTACCTTGAGCCTTTACCGTTAGTAAAAGGTTTGTCTCAAACATTTTAGGTTTCCTGCATCTAGTGGTTGGTAGGTTGTAAACCACTAGAACTAGTGTATCTGAAAACTAATAATTTCGCGGTGATGCACGCGAAAG